TCTTTCTGGTTAGATAGAACCCATCTGTTAAATTTTTAGTTTGATTGCAGACCCTACACTTTCTCTCGTGTAATACCAAATGTCCTAAATCAAATTCATCATCTAAATCCATTTTATTATTACATGTAATCCCACATATAAGAACGATCACCATACTCATCTACATTCCATCTAGTTCCATCAGTATCAACGAATGAGGACTCTTCAGTACCATCATTAATAAATCCGAATGGTGCCATATCTTGTTCTATCTGATCTCTTTGATCATCATATACCCTCTTTCTAATATCATCGTCAGTCATCTCCTTGAAATAATCCTGTACTACCAACCATGCAAATATAACAAGACACATTGCTAAGTCATCATTACAACCTTCTTCTGCCTCAAATGAATTTGCCTTTTCGATAAAGGTAGTTAATTCTGCAATAATGTTATAGTCATTAATTAAAAGTTTATCTGATTCAACAAGAGTCTTTAGGTTTAATGCACCCATCTTCTTAACCGTCTTAGACATCTTGACTCCTAGTTGAACTTTACTACCAGAGAATCCTTGTCCTAATACTTGACCAGCCCTACCTCTCATCGCAGTCATTAGAACATTTTCATATTCCATATCATAGAAGAGTATAGATGCAATTTGATCCCCTACATCATTTACTTCACATAAAAGATATGCATTATTATATGCCTTTGCAAATTGAATAATAACACTAGGGAACAACATTGGTTTTATATGATTATTCCTATACTTAGCAACTACTCTATAGGGGAATGTAGTAGTATCAAATACAATAAAGGCAGAGTAATCTTTCTCCACACCCCTTGCAACGTCAACAGTAATTACATAATTATGTTTATCTACTGGGTTCTCATATATCTCTCCACCTCTCTCACCTCTACCGATTGGATCATCATATGACATCGCCTTTAACTTGGCTGGAGATATTAAAGTATCAACAGATCCTAAGAACTCACACTCAAACTCAACACGGAACTGTGCTTCTGATGTGTTCTTAATTGTCTGTTCCTTCCAGTCATCATCTCTGCCTGGCACTTCTGACCAGTGAACGTCCGTAGTTATATACTCGTTTCTACCAAGTTCTGCATCATGCCACAATCGGTAAAAATGATTCATACCACGAGGGGTAGAAACAATAATTACCTTAGTAGACTTACCAGAACTAATAGTAGGATATACACTACTAAAGAAATCATCTGCAATATGGTTGGGAATGAACGCAAATTCGTCTAGGAATATGATGTTGAATGACATACCCCGAACCGCAGATGCAGAGGTAGATGCAGCAACAATCTTAGACTTATTCTCTAATTCCATAGAACCTTTGTTCCATGCAATAATACCTTGTTGCATCCACTTAGGTAATGCCTCATATGCAATCTGCAATCTACCTAGTAGATCCCTAGCAGTTGCAGCTTTGTTTGCAAGAATACCTATAGTTACACTGTCATTGAACAATGCATAATGCAAAAGATAAGATACCACAGTCGTTGATTTACCTGACTGTCGAGGCATCTTACATATATTAAATCTACCACTATGGAAATTATGAATTAACTTCCTTTGAAATGGATACATGTCAAAAGGTACAAGACCTTCATCCAAGTTGATAATTTTTATAAACTTCTCGGTAAAATATACGGGATCATCCTTACACTTAAGATACTCAGCAACTTGCTTCTTAGTGAAATTAATCGGGGTATTGGCTTTCTTTAGATTCGGGTTACCAAGATATACATTATCAGATTCTTTAGCCATCAGGGATCAATTACAAGTAAAGGTTTAGTGGGGTCTTTATCAGAAGGACAGAAGTATATAACTTTACCGCCTGGATATACTTTCTCCAACTCACCTTGAACATCTCTTTTGAGAGGTCTAGATCTCTGAGGGAAGAACATCTGAATAAACTTAGTGTTACCTCTGAAGATAAAAGTTATCGAATAAGTTGCGCCATACTTATTCAACCTCCTCCAATTTTCTTCTTTTAGGTTTCTATATGATTTCATAGTAGAACGCAGGTCTCCGTGTCTATTTAGAATCCTTCATGGTCTGTTTAAGCATCTTCTGCAATTCAGCAGTACTTCCAACAAACAATGAATTATTAGTTACTTGAGTAGTTTTCTTATTATCTACCTCTTCAATATCTTTAACCTTTTTCTGAAGATCCATTAACTTATCAGCAGTGTCAGCAACGTGTTTGATCAACTGACCAGCAACTTCATATGATCTTGCAGACTCAGATTCTTGTGCAACTTCAAGTATACCATCAACTGCTTCCTGTCCCTTCTCTATCAGAGAATATAACTGAGCTCTACTATACTCATAATCCTTTTGAATCTCTGGTGAATCACCTTTAGGCCTCTTGATACTTGTTCTTGTAGGACTCTTTACTGGTTCTTTTATGATCTCAGCAGAAACTTCCAAAGCATCATCTATAGTATCAAATTCATTCTTCATAAGTCAGAATCCATTCCTTGTGCGACACTGTATACTGATCCATCAGAAAACTCAGTCTTAGTTTCACCAAATCCAAAGTCATCACCCTCAACTACCTGTTCATCATCTTGTACATTAATTATATTAATTGGAACATTAATATCATGTGGTTTGATGACACTTCCAAGTTGTGCTCTCTTGACCTTTATTCTGTTGCCAGTTATTAGACTGACCAACATCTTCTCTTCATCTATTTGTATATAATCTCCTTTCCTAAATGGGGTTGCACTATTAACATCAAATTCCGTCTTCTTAGTATCAAATGTTTCATTCGTTCTTGCGGTGTCATCATTAGTGTAATCCTTAATTGCAGCAGGAACTGCCTGATATCTAATCTGTCTAGGTGCAGTCTTGATGTTTGTAGTATCAGTAGCATAATCTGCCTGTACTTTCTTAATCAATCCATCACTATTATTAGCAATAGGTCCGAATAGATATGTCTTGCAAGTGAAGTTCAACGTATATATTAATGCCCTTCTAGTAAGGAAATCATCTTCATAATTATCTTCCATCTGGATTCCTTCCAGAGTTATTGGCATATCTCTCTTCTCTCCAATAACATCTACTAAGTCAATAGTGAGATTAAATGCTGGTTGAAAATATGGTAGTATCTGTTCTAAAATCTGTATTGCATCCTCATTGAGTTTAGAAAGGATACTCAGTTGCATATTAATATTATATGGTACGGGCATATACCCTTTAATCAATTTATTGGTAGTCTTATTAACTGCCTTAAAGGTTTGCATTGTTGAAACCTTACGAGTAGAATCGTAATTCATACCCATAACCTCAAATGACATCCTAGGCAATGTAAGAGTAGTTCCCACATCCTGAGAATATTCTCTACCTTGACTTACTCTTGCTAAGAATTTCTGTTGAGGGCCATAAGAAATTGGAACCTTTACAACACTAACAACCTTTCCAGCCTTATCAGTATGTTGGATCTCAATATTATTAAATAGGGTTCCGAAAGACACAATTGTCTTCCTCATTATCTCATGATAGAAATGATTCGTTAACATAATATTACAACTTTATAAAACTATTTAGAATTCCCCAAAGGGGTTCCTTTCTGAGAAGTCTAATATCTGGTCTGCTTCAAACTCGAATGTTTCATTCTGAGCAAACTCCCTATCACCATCTACTTCGGATTGAATTGATTGAACTCTATAACTAGCACCTGCACCAACAATGACTTCACCAACAGCAAAGTCTCCTGTTGGAATGGATACCTTAAGAATATTATCTGCAGTATTCCAAGAAGCAACATATGCACTTGTACCTGTAGAGACACCTTTAATTATCTCATCTACTTCATATTCTCCGAAGGAATTAGATGTTACGGAAGATATTGAAACAACAGGATTGATATTTGTATAACCAGCACCAGCGTTACTGTATCTAACTTCTTTAACAGTACCAGCAGTACTTATGACTGCCTCTGCCTTGGCATTCCATAGTAGTTCTATAGTCTCATTAGACTGTGCAGGCCATACAGAAGTAATACCAACTGTAGGTGTAAAGTTATAACCTTGACCGCCAGTACCAATTGCAACAGGTCCTAAAACAGCCTCAGATATAATAGCAGTAGCGATTGCAACACCATTAGTAACTGGACTACCACCAGTAAATACAACTTGTGGAGGTGTAGTGTATCCTGTGCCTGGATTTATTAATAGTATTCTATCAACTGCCTGATTGGGAATACCACTCCTACTAGTCATAATTGCAACAGCTGTTGCCTGTGTTCCAGTTGCAGGAGACTCAATAGTCATAATAGGAACAGAGGTATATCCCCATCCCTCCGATACAACAGTTAAGGCACTAACTACTCTATTGGAATCAATTGTTGCATTAACAACTGGATACTCATTATCCAACTTGTTAACAAATTGTGCTGAAGTTGATGTAGAAGAATCAGTTTCTTGTTGTATTTCTGATGTTGGAACCTGAGTTGCACTAGTAGCACTCGTAGCATTATCACCAGTCAAGTTGAGAGTGATATGATCCAAATATCCTTCAAAAGATTCTTTCTGAGTAGGAATGAATCCAGCACCTGCTGTATCTGCACCTAACTTCAGTACATCACCAGCAAAGAACATGATTGGGTTTGATGTATTAAGAGTATTACTTGCAGTTCCATTTACAGATATTGTTGCATCAGTATTGTATTGTTCTACTCTAATAAAGTTCCAAGCATTTAGATTGAGTTGTGTGGTATTCTCGATAGATCCAGAACCAGAAGCAAATACTATATTACCTGTTTCTCTTTGATATATCTTGAATCTATCTGTCCACATTATAGTGGCACCATTTACTGCTACATCAAACTTAGTAGGATAGTACCAGAAACTAAATGATAATCTACCATCTCCACTATCTCTAGAGTCTACATTAGATGTAAAGTGGAAGTTAGCACCTATCACATCAGTTGTGGCAGTATGTGCTAATGAATTATTTCCAAATTTAATTTGAGTTGAAGTAGTTTTATTTGGTGGAGTAAAACTTACAGTAGGAACTTTTAAGTAATTAGATCCAGAACCTGTTATGGATACTGTATTAATGGCACCCTCTGCAATGGTAACAGAACCCGTTGCCGCATTTCCTTGGCCAGGTTTATGTACAGTAACAGTAGGAGTTCCTTGATAATTTCCATCATCAAACAACTTAATGTACTGAACAGACTTAACTCCAGTAACAGTAGATGCAAGAGATACAGTAGCTTCTGCATTATTTGTAGTCTCTTTCTCCATCTGTATGGTAATAACCTGTCCTTTACTTACCATACCCTCATTAATATCCACACCATCTTTATCAGTCAATCCATCTGGAAGATCAATAACCTCATCTTCAGGCTGGAATATTTCACATCTAAATTCATACATGAATAGGTCATTCATCTGGTAGAATGGAACCTTCCTTTCAATATATTTGATCTCAAATATGGCATTATCCAAAGGAAGATAAATTAAATCTCCTTCATTTGGAGTATTGGCATTCTTTCTATCACCTTCAGGCCATAACTTTAGAAATGGAGATATAAAATCATCATACCTTTCTTTAGAAACAACTAGAGTTAACTCATCTTGTGCCTGAACACCAAATTTTGTTAGTACATCTGATGGTGTTCCAAATCCATCAGTGTTTACTAGGTATGCTTCTAACCTAAAACTATCATCAAATTTAGATGCAGTAATCTCTCTGATAACTGTGTTCTCATTAACAATTTTTCTAGGCAGATACAAAATATCCTGACCGAACAATGTTAAATGTTCGTTAACCAAGTCCTGAACTAATCTTTGTTCACTTGGAGATCCATGTAAAAAGAAAGGTGATAGTGGCATTTATCCAACCATATCTAGAGGTGGCATCGCATATTCTTCCATGAGAGTCTTCTCATGTTTTTCTATTTCCATAACAGAATCATCATATATTTGTCTACCATTTAATTCCAATCCGCCAGGAAGTTTAACACCTGTGAATTTAATGAGGTTTTGTCCCCATTGACGTTTGATAAGCGAAGTGGTATACTGCTTAAGCCAGAAGTCATTGTATACTGCGGTATCACTTTCGGGATCTGCAACTCTAAAACAATCTAATATTAAATAATGATCGTTCGTGAGCTCATTTAGATTTATATCCATGTATAATCTACTGTTCTTTTTGTTAAATCTTACTTGAACATCTGGATTAAGCAGATAATCTATAGTCTCCAAGTATGATTTTGTTTGACTATAGTTCAATAAATCTATTGCACCGTAGTAGTATAAATCATTAAGGAAGATCTGGTATTTTATATTGAACATACCCGCCGATAAGGTGGATGAGTCCATTTTAAATACTTTATTGACTCCAATAATAGAGTCTGGTAATGGGAGATAATTAGCTTGTTCTGTGTACTCTGCAGAAGAAATCCCTCCAAAGGTATCAGTAACCGTTGTTGTTTGAGCAATTCCAACCATAGCAGTCCTTTCTGCCTCAGTCAGTTTATGCTTCAGGAAAACTCTATCAATACCCTCTCCATGTCTTTCATGGAAATACTGAACGGCATCATCGATAAGATCATCAATCTGATCATCATCGACATTGATCTCCAGTACTGGCTTTCCGAGTTTTCTAAGAGCGTATTCTTTCAACCCCTCTTTACTGTTGGGTTTTGCCATTCCAGTAATTCATAACTTTCTCCAAAGTATTTAGGTTATATGAAAAAGTATTTTATTGATGAACAAGAGACATTCGCAATCAACGAGGAGTTGGGTGCAAGAGTGGAGGTAATGGGATGGGAAGAAACACCAATAGTTTATATTGATAACTTCTATAAAAATCCAAATCTAGTCAGAAATCTAGCACTTAGATGTCCAAGCACAAATAATAAAAGAATATGTGGAGGAGTGCCTGGAACTAGAGTAGATATGAATATGAATTTGGATCATATACATGATGTCTGGAAACAGATTGCAGACAATGTATATGGATTAAAGATGGGAGAAGTAAATGAATTCCATAGAGCATGTCTAAATGTTCCATTTTCTGTCAATGTAACTCAATCTAAAGACAGAGATAGACTTCCCCATGTAGATTTTCCACCAGAGAGTACTGGTAGAGGATGGGCAGGATTGGTATATTTAAACAAAGGTAAAGAAATTAGTGGTGGCACTGGGTTCTATACATATAAAGGGATGCAAATCAATCCAGATCAAGAAGGAATATGGGATGAAGACTATGTTGCTGATAGTATAGGCCCTTGGGAACTAATACATTTGGCAAAAATGAAATATAATAGAATGATACTGTACCCAGATAATATATTACATGGATCATATGATAATGAACTTATATACAAAGACGATCTGTATAGATTAGTTCAAGTATTCTTTTTACCACTACATTTTGCAGAACAATGATTATACTTACAGGTTATAATGGTTTTATTGGCCAAGCATTTCTGAAGAGACTTGATCCAGAAAATGTATACAGAGTTGAACAAGATGGAGCATTTAAGTTCCTAGAGGAGTATGAAGACTGGGATAAGGTGGAAATGATCATTCACCAAGGAGCAATATCAAGTACTACCGAGACAGATATAGACAAGATATATCAATATAATATTAAGTTCTCTATTGAACTTTTTAAGAAAGCAATAGAGTATAGTATTCCAGTTAAGTATGCATCATCTGCCTCTGTATATGGTAGGATTCATTCAGAGTTTGGTTATATGAAACAAACTGTTAACCCTCTAAACTTCTACGCACTGTCTAAAGCAACTGTTGATTACTGGGTTCAAGATCATATGGATGAATTTGAACTGGTTCAGGGATTCAGATACTTTAATGTATATGGAAAAGGTGAGGAACACAAAGGAAACCAAGCAAGTCCAATAAGTAAGTTCACTCAACAAGCAAAAGAAGATAGAGTAATAAAGGTATTTGAAGATTCTGAATATGCTTTCAGAGACTTTGTATGTGTTGATGATGTTGTAAATGTAGTGTTAGATAACACATCAGGAAGTGGAATATATGATATTGGAACTGGAGAACCAATATCATTTGAAGTTGTTGCAGAATTAATTGCCGAAAAAGAAGGGGCTGAAATCGAAACGATTCCATTCCCCCTTCATTTAAAAAATAAGTATCAAGAATATACTTGTGCAGATAACTCTTGGTATGACTACAAATATACTAGCGTTAAAGCATATCTCCAGGCATAATCCTATGTGAATCTGAATCTGAATGCTCGGTACTGAACTCAAATAGTTCGGTATCTTCTAGTGCATACATTCTATGTTTCAGACCAATAGGTACATGGAATTTATCTCCCTTTTCCAATATGGTTATATGTGCATGTTCTATATCATCTTCCCATCCGTGGAAGAGTTTAATCTTTCCACTTTGAACAAAAAATACTTCGTCTTTTAGTTTATGGAAATGCCATGAACACTGTTTGCCCTTGACAATAAACAATAACTTACCACAATATTTCTCACAGTTAGCTATCCATTTTTCATATCCCCAACCCTTTGGAACATACTTGACAGGTTCCGCCGCCCTCGCATTACGAGGTCTTCTACTAGCACTAGGGGATTTGGGATAAGTTCTCATTTCACATCATTGAAGAATACATGATCAGGCCAAGCCTTATCATCTATGAACATATCTGCATGAGGCTTGCCCATAATCAGTTCATGATACTTGACACCCCATTCTTTAAGTTGTTGTTGAGTCAAGTCAAATAAGACTTCTGAAGCCTTTGCTGCAGCGATGGGATATCTCTCATCTGAGAATCTACCCATTGCACGAGCAGTGAAGTAAATTATATAATTTCCTTCATCGTATAATTTATTTAGGGTCTCTATCCTACTCTTATATGGTGTTGCACTTTCGTAATCCCTTCCCTTGGTTGGGGTGCAGATAGTACCATCAATGTCTACACAGTATCTCATTCTTCTACCTCTTCCATTTCCAATTCTTCTATACAATCATGAGGAACTTCATGTTCTCCAATTCTATAGAAATGTTTATCTTCACCAAGAGTATCTTTTCTCACACCAAGATACTCAATGTCCTTGCAACTGTGCTCTCGCATCCATGCCTGTAGTCTGTAATGCATCAGATCCGATCTTTTCATTTCTTCCTCCATATAGTGATTCGATATCATCCTTAGTTAAATGATAAACGCCAGGATGTGTTACAGATATTGCAGCCGCTCTATTAGCAACATCAATAGACTTCTGCATATGTTGAGTTTTTAAAAACTGGTAGACCAAAGCAGCCAAGAATGTATCACCAGCACCACAGACATCAAATACTTTGACTTCCTGTGGTTGGAAAACAGTTCCAGCCCACCTTACGCCACGAGATCCCAGAGTGACAATGAGATGAGTGTCATTAGGTAAATGATCTTTGTCCAGTGCATCAAATTCTTTTTCGTTTATTTTCCAGTATACATTATCTTTTTGAAAAAGTCTACGTTTCTTTGTATCTACAAAGATTGGTCTGTTAAAATTATGACATAAACTCCACAAGTCTTCATCAAGAAGGTATCCTTTATTATAATCAGAAATAACAATGGCATCAGGATTCATATGCATCAAGGCCATTTTCAACTCCGCATTGGCTATTCTACCAACTTTAGGAGTTTCATCCAAACGAAGCAATTGATATCCACTATTAGAATCTACAAACCTAGTCTTGACTATTTCTTCCCTTTGAGAACATAAAAGAGTATTGGCACCAAATGCCTGCAAATTCACCTCAGTGTTTGCAGCCATACCAGGCTTCTCTTCTGTATATGTTTTATCTAAAACAGGTATAGGTTGTTCTGGGCTTAATCTAGAACACTTACCATAAACATACTTATCTGTACATTTATCACCTATTACTAATACATTAAACTGTGTCACGGATTCTCTTAACTATATCGGTGGTTGAATAATTTAATCTGGGTAAGAACCGAACACCTTTAGCATGTTCTATTCCCACCACATCTCCTCCTTGCCAATCACTTCCCAATAATAATATATCAGGATTATATAATTGGATCAATCCTTCCAATTCCTTTCGGTCATTAAAATATAATACCTCATCTACATATCTGATCGCCTGTAACATAGAAATTCTATCACAGAGATTGTTGATGGGCTTAAGTGGACCTTTATCCTTACGAATTTTCTCATCGCTATCTGTTGCTACTATAAGTATGTCACCTAATGACTTACCAACCTTAAAAAGTTCTATGTGGCCTGGATGCAGAATGTCAAAGGTGCCATTACACCATACTATTTTTTTGTCCATACCACTCTTTTAATAATATTTTTTGTGGGGTTGCATCCAACACACTCTGATTTAGTGTATTAAGATAGTTTTCAAATCTTGGCACTAGATCTGGTGACAATGAGTGCCAATATTGTTTAGGAACAACCTCGGGCATGATCTGCAATAACCAAACATGCCAATTACTCCCACCAAAGAAAGAACTAGTTCTATCGTTCTGGAAAGTTACACTATATGGATCATTTATTTGATTTTCCATATACTCTTGCATACCAGGCTTCTTAATATTCTGCCTGACATAATCCCAAAACTCACCTTTCCTCTGAGAGTATGTATAATGCATAGTAATATAATCAACTGCACTCTCAAAGGCAACTTTCATTCTGATATTAAACACTTCGGGTTCATAATTAGGATTATAAACACAACCATACATAGACTCTTCCAAATATTCAATTCCCCGTATCATTAGAGCAAGACCAGTACTTTCTAAAGGTTCTATAAAACCAGCACTTAATCCTATAGAAACTAAATTACCTTTCCAAAAATGTTTAACCCTTTGTGGTTTCCAATCCAAGAGTTTTAATTCATCTTTACTAATCCTATTATCCCAGTGTTTTACAAAAGCATCTGCTACAACATCTGGGTCTGTAATAGATCTATTAAAACAATATCCTGTTCCTATCCTAGATCTTGTAGGTATGGCCCATCTCCATCCATGTTCTAAAGCTCGACAATCAGTATATGGATGTTGTTCTTTATCACTTTTATATTTCACTCTACCAGCCAAGGCAGTATCAATAAACAATCTATCGGTTAAATCAATATTATCATCATTACCTAATAGTTGTTTCCATCCAGTACAATCAATATAAAGGTCACCTACAATTTCAGATCCATCATCCAATACTAACTTTTCAATATCATCACCGTTCTTAACTACTCTCTTAACATCTGATTTAATGTAATTACAAGGATTACTCTGTTGAAGAAATCTAACTAATTTACCACAATCAATCTGATATGCATAAGTATCTTTAACATAATCCAATTCGATCTTACCCTCCTGAGAAGAACGAAATAGTGGAGATATATCTTTTATATCATACTGATCTTGATAGTTACTCCATAGATCATACATTGGAACCTGTTCTTTTCCCACACTTGTAAAACCAAATGGATGCCATACTGTATTATCTTCCTTACCCCAGCCAGGAAATAATATACCTGCCTTGTAAGTTGCATCTATAGAGTTAATCCAATCTTCTACTTTATACCCCATATTCTGCATCACACTAGGGAAACTAAGAAGGGTTGCCTCTCCGACCCCTACCCTTTCTGGTTGTGATTTATCAATTATAGTTACATCTAATACTTTTCCCCATCTTCTAGAAAACCAAGACGCAGTAATCCATCCTGCCGTTCCACCACCAACTATAACTAATTTCCTTACACTTTTCATACTAGAAAATGATCACAGAATTGATTATTAGGAACTAAATGAACATTAATATGTTCAGCAAAAGAAACCTTCTTATCTTCAATATCAATAAGATTTTCTAAAGCCTTTTTCAATATATCCTTATCAACAAAATTCATATAATCTTTAGGCATTATATCATAACCCATTTGAATCATCCAGTTCACCCAATTGGCACCACCAAATATAAAATCCTTACCATCCATCAAAGACATGTGAGGAGAATTCATATTATCAATATATGTCTTTTGAGCATCTGACATCTTATAATTCTCTCTAACATATTCCCAGAAAGGACTTTCAATATCTGATTTTGAATAATGCATATTAACAAAATCTATGCATATATTAAAGAGTAATTTCATGCGACTATTAAAATAATCAGCATCATGTTTATCATAAGTACCAGGCTTTAACATCCTACAAATAGTTGCAATACCTTCCATTGTTAATGCCACACCAGTACTCTCTAATGGTTCTATAAAACCAGCACTCAATCCTATAGAAATTACATTACCTTTCCATTGAGTCTTCTCATAATATGGAGTCCAATCTATCAGTTTCAAATCATCTGGCGTTACTCTATTATTCCAATATTTGCAAAACTCTGATGCAGCCTCTTCTGGAGGAGTTATATTCCTATTGAATACAAGTCCAGATCCAACTCTTGATTGCAATGGTATATCCCATATCCAACCACTATTAACTGCTGGACAAGTTACATATGGTTTAAATTCTTTTGGTCTATTTCTATAAGGAATGTGACCAGCAAGAGCAGTATCAACATATAATCTATCTGTAAGATCTACTCTATCCTTATCATCTCTAAGAAGACCCTTGAATCCTGTACAATCTATAAACAAATCTCCTTGTACCTTACCACCATTTGCTAACATCAAACTGGTTATATTACCATCCAGATCTCTTTTTATATCTTTTACTTCAGAGTTAATAAACGTAATATCATTTAATATTTTTTTACGAATAAACTTAGTTAATTTGAGGCAATCAACATGTAAGGCATAAGCATTTTCTATCTGAGTTCTATCAACATAATTCTCCATAGATGTCTGCCATAGAACTGTTAATTTCTTAAAGTCTATATCTTGGCAATGCGACCATGCATCAACCATAGGTATCTCAGTATTATCTGGAGAGAAGAACGGATAATTAAAGAAATAAAATGGATGCCATATCTTACTACCTTTGAATCCCCAATCGGGAAATAATATACCACCCTTTAATCCTACATCTAGTTCTGTGATATATTCTCTGGGATTAAAACCACACTTTTCTTTTAGAAATTTTTCAAATCCTTGTAGAGTTGCTTCACCAACAGCAACAGGATCTGACACCTCTTTATCAATTAAGGTTATATCAGCATGTCGTAATTCATGTTTACATGCAGCAGCAGTTAACCATCCTGCAGTACCGCCACCAACTATAATAATTCTCATTTTAAATTACCTGAAATAACACATCTACCATCATGGTCACTGGGAGGTACGGAATGGGGTAGTTCACATTCCCATACTAATAAATGTCCCTCTTGTGCTGGAATTGATACCCATGTATCGGAATCATTTGGATCTCTAGCAAAACATATTGCAGAACTGTTTGGAGGTGTATTGACATAATATACGAATGAATGTGTAGAACCACTTAAACTATGATGACTATGCCATTTTATTGCACCTTGATTCTCATAATGTACACCCCAAAGATCATCCACTTCCATTTCTGTAACTTCTTCTAACCATGCTATAAAGTCCGTAACTTCTGGAACCCAATCCCATTCATGCCAATCTTCTGTAATATGGCAATTGATACCTCTTTCTCTATTGGGTTCGGGTATATCATCACCTTTTGTATTTTTGATGATTCCTAAGAGCATCTGATTGTCTTTTTTGGCATTGGGATACACCCATTCCCTCACTGCACCCATTAGTTCTTTACTTCAATCATAAGACCATACTCAGGCAGATAGAGGTATTCTATCAAACTGTTCGCCAACGTCCTTAGAGCGTCGTCTAGGGTCTCTACAAGTGGTTCTCCACCAAGGTTGAAGGATGTATTGAATATAATGGGACAATCTGTTTGATTATAGTACTCCTGAATGATCTCATAATAGTTTTTATTGACATCTGGAGTAACAGTTTGAATCCTACATGTACCATCAACGTGAATGATTGCTGGGATTCTTTCT